CCGCTATTTATATTAAGCAATAGAAAAACTAATTATTTTGCTAAAAATTAAGGGATTTATATACTTAAAAAAAGACCCAGCCAAAGAACCTTCACTTGAAACGTGGGGTTGACAATGACCGAGCCTTATTTTATACTGCCATCTAATCAGCGAGTTAGAAGCTCCTGATTAATTAATTGAGGTGCTTAGAGACCTGCAATTAAGTTGAATGTATTTTAATTCAATCCACCCCTAAACGTCAACTCTAATAAGTGTTTAGATGTCTTGACTGAATACTCAAAGACAATGCTGAAGAGCTCTAACCTTGAAAAGTTTGTGTAACTGGGGGCTAGGCCGACCCAATGTTTTAGCAAACTATGAAACGCTCGTTATGTGATTTTGTTGTATGGGTTTGATGCTTACCATTTAGTCTACGATCACAAGTAGACGAAAAGCAGGGCGTAATTAGTTACACATTCACAACCAATAGCTAGTTGGCATAAACAATATGAAGAAAGGTTTAGTATATATCTATATATCACAAATCGGTCTAAATGATTGCTATTGCCTGAGGAAACATGATTAATAAAAAAATGAAGCGGGACTATTGTTTTTTTGAAATAGTGCTGCTATTATTAACGCCTATGAATATAAAGACTTATTTAAAGCAAGAAAAATTAACTCAAGCCGCTTTCGCGCAGAAGATTGGGGTATCTCAAGGCATGGTCGCCCATTGGGTGAACGGACGATGCAGGATAACGCCTGAGAAAGCCATTCATATTGATAAGGCAACTGGGAGCAAGTTATCAAAAGAATCCCTGTGCCCTGAGATATTTGGCGAGATAGCTTAGTGCTAAATGTTAATTTTTGCGCAAACAAAAACCGCCATTACGGAGCGAGAACTCTAGGCGGTTTTCAATTAACAACGGAAAAATTATAGCATGAGTCAATCATTAAAAATACTTAAACATTTGAAAAGCGGTAAATCAATCACTCAAATGGAAGCATTAAACCTGTATGGGTGTATGCCACTCGCATCGATAATCGGTGAGCTTAGGGAAATATACCCAATACACACAAAGATAATTTATAAATCAGGCAAGAAGTTTGCCAGCTATTCGTTGGTGGCTTAGATGAGGAAATACGCACAATTCCCACCGTCTTTTCAGGAGAAGTTCTGATGGAATTACGAAATTATCAGAGCGAGGCAATCAGCCGATTACGTTCATCTCTTGGCAAGGGGTTTTCAAAACCGCTTCTTGTTGCTCCAACAGGTTCAGGAAAAACCGCCATATCCGTTGAGCTGGTGAAAAGCGCATTAACGAAAAACAAGCGGGTTTTATTTCTTGCTCCAAGACGAGAGTTAATTTACCAAGCATCGAAGATGTTTAGCCGTGAATCCGTGAGTCATGGTGTCATCATGGCGGGCGAGTGTCCTGCTATGCACAGAAATTTACAGATAGCCAGTTTTGACACATTACACGCTAGAGGCATACGCAACGAGAAAATGAATATGCCCGAAGCTGACGTGGTGGTGATTGACGAGGCTCACTTGTCGATTGCAAAGACTAGGATGGATATTATTAAACATTACTGGGGTAAGGTGATCGTTGGCATGACAGCAACACCCGCTCGCGGTGATGGTCGTGGACTATCAGAGATTTACGATGACATGGTTATTACCACTTCGGTTCGTGATCTTACCGAGAAGGGTTATCTTGCGCCTGTCCGTTACTTTGCACCAAGCACACCTGATCTGGCTGGCTTGAAATTAAACGCTGATGGCGATTATCAGGAGAAGGGTTTAGCAGGACGTATCGACACAGCAGAACTCGTTGGTGATGTTGTACATAACTGGCTGAGAATTGCCAAAGACAGGCAGACAGTCGTTTTTGCTGTGAACCGCGCCCATTCTAGGCATCTATGCGAGGAGTTCAGGCAGGCTGGCATACGAGCAGAACACTTAGACGGTGAAACGCCACTGGACGAGCGTAAGGATATTCTTGAGCGCGTAGCCAATGGCACAACTCAGGTTTTGTGTAACGTGTTTGTTGCCACCTTTGGCTTGGATATACCGACACTTTCTTGCGCGGTGCTGGCAAGACCAACGAAGAATATTGCGTTATATCTTCAAACGGCAGGGCGAGTGTTGCGAGTATGCGAGGGCAAGGAGGATGCAATCATCATCGACCATGCAGGTGCTGTTTCCGAAAATGGCTTTGTTGACGATGAACAATACTGGTCACTTGACGCAAAGACGAAAGTAAAGGACAGGAAGAAAGCCGCAAATGAAAAGGCAAAAGTTTCTAAAGACATCACCTGTCAACGCTGTAAAACAATTTTTGCAGGGCAGCGTGAGTGTCCTAATTGCGGTATGCAAATTATTGGCAAGTCTGAGCCTATCCCTGTTCATCAAGCCGATCTGCAAGAGATAGATCGAGGTAAGAAGAAATTAAACAGAGAGGTGAGCAAGGAGGATAAACAGCTTTTTTACAGTGAGTTACTAGGGTACTGCAAGAAACATGGCAAGCGCGAAGGATACGCAGCACATTCGTATAGAAAGCGGTTCGGCGTATGGCCTAATGCTTTGGAGAAAACATTAAGAGAGCCAACAGACGGTACTTACGGGTATATCAAGCATCTACAGATTGCTAATGCAAAAAGGAACGCAGCATGAGCAGTATAGCTGAAAAAATGAGAGGCCGATGGGAGAGCGTTTTGCCGAATTACGTTGATAGCAAGTACCTCACAGGAAAACACATGGACTGCCCTATTTGTCGAGAGGGTAAAGATCGCTTCAGGTTCGATAACAAAGAAGGCAAAGGGACATATTTCTGCGCCCAGTGCGGAGCAGGGGATGGGTTTTCTTTGGTGATGGGTGTAACGGGGATGAGTTTCTCGGAATTGGCAAAAGACTTATCGCCAGAAGATCACGACGTGTTAGAAGTTAAAAAGCCAGTGAACAGTTCTTTCCTCTTGGATGGCATAGCAAAGCGCTGTGAGTTACTAACAGAGGGTGATTCAGTGTCTAGGTATCTGAGAAGCAGGGGGATAACTCAATTACCCTCAGGGATTAGGTTAGCTAAGAATCTTAAGCATTATCACGATGGCAAAACATCATACTTTGACGCTATGGTTGCCCGAATAACGTCCGTAAGTGGGCATAGGCTAGGGTTTCATGTGACCTGGCTAAAAGATGGTGGCAAAGCGCCTGTTAGTTCCAATCGAAAAATATACAAGCAAGCTGAGACGATAAGCGGTGGCGGCGTTTATCTTGGTGAGGCTGGTGATGCGGCTGTCATAGGCGAGGGGATAGAAACAACACTTGCAGGCATGAAGCTAACAGGTGTGTCAGGTGTAGCAGGGATTAACGCAACGCTTATGCAAGCCATCAATTTGCCAGAGCAGTTTCAGCGAATCACGGTGATGGCAGATAACGATGCTAACTACACTGGACAGAAGGCAGCTTACACGCTTGCTAATCGGCTTGTTCTTGAGGGTAGATCGGTGAATGTGGCTGTACCTGATTTGGTAGGGACTGATTTTGCAGATGAGGTCGCACTATGAAACCCCAAAACCTAGCAAAACTACCACAAGAAGAAATGGACAAAATCAATCTGCACCGACAAGTATGCCTCGCTAGATATGTATGCAAAGGCAAATCAAGATACGAGATAAATCAATACTTGAAAACGATTGATTTAGCAACAGCCGAGCATATCAAGGGGTTGATGGGGGATAAAAAATGAATAAATTAAGACCAATACCAGCAACTTTTAAAAAAGAAAGAAGGAAAAGTAAAGCCCTTCCTCTAAGGAAATTAATACTAACAGGTTCTTTAATGGCAGAAGCTCAACGTGATGGCATTTACCCTGACAGAGCATTAGCTGGAACTTGGGAAAGGTTATTAGAACAATGTCGTGAAGAAGGGTTGCTTGATGGTTGATACAGACAAAAAACCTAGAACAGAAAAACAACGAACATCACTGTTCGGAACGCTAACTGAATATGCTGAAAAGCTAGATGCTTCAGGTTATGAATATACCGTGTTTATTGAACATGCCAAAAAAAAGGGCTTTAAAGCTAAATGGACAAAACACAATCTGCATGAGTTATTCAATGTTGTATCTAAAGCAATGAACGACGGCAGAACATCAAGCCAGCTATCGACTAGGGAAACAATCGAGACTTATCAGGTGTTTGAGAGGCATTTATCTGAGTGTTCGGGTGTTGGTTGTGCTTGGCACTGTAGAGAAACTGAAATGCTTAAATCGGACGATAGGTGGTGGTGATGAATGATGTTAATAAGACGCTAGATGAACGTGGTAGCAGATACGGTAAGTTCGAAACGCACGCGCTAATAACACAGCGAATAAAACAAGCAATGAAGCTAGAAACAGGATGGGAGAATTTATCAGATGATAAGAAAGAGGCGTTAGAAATGATTGCACATAAGATCGGACGCATCTTAAACGGCGACCCAGAATATGCCGACTCATGGCATGACATAGCTGGATATTCTCAGTTGGTAGAGAAGCAGTTAAACGACGAATGTGTCTAATTGTGGCAGGTGAAGCAGGCAAAGGCAGTAAGACTAGACCCACCGACAAAAAGAAGTTTGATGAATCGTTCGATAGGATATTTGGCAAGAAAAAGAAGAAGTGAACAGTAAAAGAAAATGCAAATACTGTCTTGAATACTTCCCACCTGAGAAGATTAAAAAGTTTGGTGTCGGGTATTTCTGTAGCATAGAGCACGCTCTTGAGTGGGTAAAAGAGAAGCAAGCAAAAGACAAGGCGAGGAAGTTAGCAAAAGAAAAAAAGGCTGTTAAACAGAAGCACGCAAAGGAAAAGAGAGCGTTCTATGACAGTGATATTAAAACAAGGAAGGCAGCAGCAAAGGCAGCGTGTCATAAATACATTAGAGAGCGAGATAAAAACGATGGCTGTATTTGTTGTGATAGGCAGTTAGGTAATAAGTTTGATGCTGGTCACTTCTTGGAATCTGGCAATAATTCTTTTCTCAGATACCATGAAGATAATATTCACGCTCAAAGCGTTCATTGTAACCAATACAAAGGCGGCGATTCTGGCGACTATGAGCGCAATCTAAGGATGAAAATAGGTAATGATAGAGTAGATTATCTGTTAGCAAATAAAGGCGGTGTAGTGAAGCGCACAGCAGAAGATTACAAAGCGATTGAGGTGATGTACAAAGAGAAGTTGAAGAAGCTCATAAATAACGAAGGTTAAACTATGAATATGTGCAGCAAAAGGAGTTATAAATGAAAATAGATATTAAGCAACTTGAATTTATTGATGTAAACCTAAGAGCAATATTAACCGATATTGAGAAAATAACGGGGGTGGAGTTCACTATTACAAGCCTATATAGGATTGATGATGATGGCGTACACGGAACTTTACCGTTGAGAGGTACTGATCTTAGAATGAGAAGTAGACCGTTTGGTGAAGTTGTTGAGTTATATGTTAATAGCAAGTGGAAGTATGACTCACAAAGACCAACAATGAAATGTGCTATATTGCATGGTGATGGTGCTAACCTTCATTTACATATACAAGTCAGTGATAGAACAGGTATGGTATAATAAAGCATGATAAGTGAAGATGCGTTATACAATTTAATTGAGCAGTCAATCGAAGAGTTGGCAAGTGAAAGCATAAGCAAGGGCGCTGAGTCGTTAGAGGAGCTAGCTGTGATATTTGCTAAGGCCGGGATGTATCGATCAACATT